CAACAGTGTAGCACCGTTGAGTGGACTACCAACCTTGGTGTTGATAAAGTCCACACAGAGCTTGGCCAAGTCTGTGATCTTGTGTGCTCGCAATTCAGCAGGATTGAACAATACGCTGATGTTGTTGCCATCATTTCTAATGATAGACTTGAGTTGTTTTTCTGCGTTGGTTTCAGTCTGTAGCTGTCGTGGACTTGCTGGCTTTTCCAACATCAAGCCAGGTACTTCGTTAAAACCCACACCACTCAAGGGTTGGCGAGGTTCTCCTTGATCAGCATACATTGAGTGTATGGCAATACCAATTGTGCTGTTGCCAATGCGCTGGCCCAAGGAACTCTTTACAGGAATTTTGTATTCTATGGTGTTGGGTTTGAACACATAGTTGCCGGCAACCACAGGTGGTGTGTCCATGTACAACAAGTCACCTTTGACGTAACCTCTAAAGCCCTGGGGCAAACTGGCCTCCAACACTGGGAACAACTGTGCATAGAGATTGATTAACTCTGTTCTATCGCCCGATCGTTTGCTCTGTATGTTGGCCATCATCTGTGGGCTAGTAGCAAGTCCATCATATCCCTTGGCTTCAAAGCCTGAGCCATCTGTGAGCACAAACTCGCCTGTGGCAGGCTTGCGTCCAAATATCACAGCAGGCTTGCCGTCCCACTTGGCTGTTACTGTACTAGGTTGTTGTGTGGCATGCTGTACAATGGCCAGGGCATCTTTGATGCCTTGTGTGCCACGACGGAACACCAAGTCTTCTAGGTGTTCAATGCCTTTGGCTCTACCACCAACACCGGCTTCTTCAGCTTCTACAAGAGCAACATAGCCACGATTCACAATGCGGTCACGCAAGCGGGCCAGGAAGTTAGCATCGCTTTCGGCCACGCCCATTTGTGGCTCTTGTAGGCCTTCACGTTTGAGATATTCACGGAAGTCTGCTAGCTTGGCGTCGCGCTGTGGATCATTGGCCAGGGCCGCATAGATACTTTCAACGTTTTGTAAATTGTTACGGTCAGCACGTCCGCCCAGGAGCCACTGTGCGGCTTGATTAGGATCTACACTGACAACTTCGTTGCTGGCTCTACTGATTACACCGTTGGCACCAATTTTGAGTCCCAGGGTTTTGGCAATGCTGGACATCAGCACATTGCGATTCATGCCTTTGTAAGCTGAGTTTGCTCCGCCGCCATAGTAAAAGATTCCCCATTCTACATTGGGAAAAAACATAAAGTCTGTTTGCACATAGCCTTGATTGGGGTCACCATTGATGGGAGTTCTAAAATGTACTTCGCCAGCTTTCTTAACCCACTCACGTGGATCTAGGCCTTGGCTAGTCACATACTGTGTGAGCAAGTTTGCCAGTTGTTCTTTGGTGACTTCGTTGGAATCTACTGCAAGGTCCAAGTCACCTGATGTGGGTTTTTTGCCTGTGCTACCCAGCCAACGACCTGGTGCGTTTGTTACAGGATCAACTTCGGCAGAAAGATCAATGCCAGTCAAAGCTTCTAACCACTGCACGGTGCCTGGAATGTCAGCTTGATTGATGCGCTGAGTCAAGGGCTGACCCTGTTTGTCTTTGAATACGTTGCCACCTTCTAATAGTTTCATAATAATTACTTGATCTCTACGCCTAACGTTTTTGCGGCTTCTACGTGTTTGGGATTGGTTTTGTCAAACGGCACGTATGAACCATTGCCTAAATCAACTTCAAATGCTGGCGGCATTGACCCACGCTTGACTCTTATATCAACTTCACTGTGTGACCCACGATCATAGGCCAACAGGTTTTGTGCTGGAGCAATGCCATCTTTGACCAATTCTACAAATGCAGAGTTGACTACATTAGTTCCAGCTCCATCCACTGTGGCGCTAAAAATTGCTTGAATGTTTTTATTGATAGCTGTGGTAATTTCTTGTGCGGCTTGTTTGACCACAGGGTCATCACCTGCCATACGACTTAGACTTTGATAGCTGAAGCTATTGTTACCTGGCGAAATCATGTTGTTGATCATTTGCATAAGATCATTTTTAAGACTGTCAATACTGGGAGTCGTTACATGTTTCAACGACGTTGCAGGATTACCTGCAGAATCTTTGCTGTTGGCCAAGAAAGCCTGTACTGTCTGTGCCCAGGCTTTTTGTAACTGTGGTGTCAGTGCGTCAATGATGGGTTGGGTAACTTTCATTCCAGCCACTCGATCAATTCCGCCCTGTTTCTGTTGCATAGCATCGTAACCTATGGGATTGAATTTTTGTGTAAACTGTTTGGCGGCTTGCTTGAGAATGCCGCCGGCCAAGGCTCCCAAGATTTCATTTACTGGTTCTTTGTTTGATGGTTTGCGTGTTATTTCATGTATCTGCATGGGTGCGTCTCACTGATCTGCTGAATTTGCCCGCATCTTTGGTGCGAATTGCATTGAGCAATTTGCGTGTTAAATTTTCCGCTTGTTCGGCAGAATATTCAGCTTCGATTTGTTCTACCAAACGTATAGCTGACTCAATGATATTACTGGCGCGATTTTCAATTAGCAAACGGCGATCACGTTCTATGTACAACGTGTCCAGTTCTTCCAGTATGCTCCGTGTCTTTTTTTGCATTTACTCAGGGGCCTTTGGATTATTTAGCAGGTATGCTCTTCAAATAAATATCTACAGTATCGCTCAGCGACAAGGAAAACCCAATGACCAGTCAGATTAACCCAAACAACATAGACGGCAACTACCCAGTTGCTGGCCAGCCCAATAACACACAGGGCTTCAGAGACAATTTTACTAATATCAAGCAGAATTTTCAATACGCAGAGAATGAAATTGATGATCTGCAAAACAAAGTGGTTCTAAAGCAAGCACTGTCAGGTAGCACCTTGAACAACAACATGAACGACAACCTCATGTATGCTGTCAAGTTCCAAGACGTTAGCTGGACTTATGTACAAAACGCCACTACTTCAGGTACTGTGCCGTTGGATTTTTCAGCTGGTCAATATCAATATGTTACCACAACTGGTCCTATTACTCTTTCCTTTGCTAACTGGCCAATTTCAGGCACCGCAGGGCTTTTACAAGTTGCAGTCAATATTACCAGCACTGCACACACACTAACTTTACCTTCGTCAGTAAGTTTGGGCACTGTGGGCATACAAGGTTACAGTAGTAACGTAATTACATTTGCTCAAACTGGCACCTATCAATTTGCGTTTAGTTCTGTAGATGGCGGAACTACTATAACTGTGTACGATCTCAATCGACCACTCAGTTACTATACCAACACAGTGACCATTGCCAACACCGCAGTCAGCACAGGAACATCTTCTGGTGCGCTAATCGTCAGCGGTGGCGTAGGCGTAGCTGGTAACTTGTATGTAGGCGGCAACATTGTAGGTAGCATTGTTGCCACTGGCAACACTTTTGCCGGCAATACCACTGTGGGTAATTTGCTCACAGCAGGATTTGTCAGCGCCACTGGCAATATTGATGGTGGCAACTTACGCACCGCTGGGTTGGTATCAGCTACAGGTAACGTCACTGGTGGTAACTTAAATGCCACAGGTTTGAGTTTGACTGGTAACGTATTGTCTGCATTGAATGTCACTGGTAACATAACTGGTGGTAACATTGCGGCGGTAGCTATTGTCAGTGCGGCTGGCAACGTTACCGGTGGTAACTTGCGCACAGGCGGCCTAGTCAGTGCAACTGGTACTGTCACTAGTGTATCAAACATCATTGGTGGCAACATTCAAACTTCTGGACAACTCAGTGCTACTGGTAATGCCATGATTCTAACTGGCACCGCACCTCCAGCAGGTGGTACTGCCGGTGCTGGTTTGAGAATGTCCAGCACCAGCAACCTTGGTATATTCTTTGGTTCAGGCGTGCCCACACTCGCTGCCGCACAAGGAAGTCTGTATCTCAACACCTCTGGTAGCAGTACTTCAACCAGACTGTATGTTAACACCAACGGTAGCACAGGCTGGACTTCTGTAACTACTGCGACTTAATTTTACCTAGTAATTGTTTGAGTTTGGCGCTCTGCACGTCGGCAGTTACTTTTCCTGTGTCCTGTGCAGGTTTTTCCCAAGCTGGAGTTCCTGTGGGTCGCTCCCACTTTGGTGGTGCATCAGAGTCCTCTGGGGTGTCAGAAGCCTTGACTTGGCTTCGGGCCTTGATTGAATCCATAATGGAACTTTGTGGTCTGTTAAATCCTGTTCCTTCATCCCCGCCTTCATCAGTAATGCGCATAGTTTCAATGTTATACTCCAGATCGATTTTTTGACCAACGCCGGTCGAGCTTCGTGACTTCATACACTGAATTTGGTACTTGCCACGTTCCTTCATTGCTCGGCTTGTGAAAATACCGAACACATTATCTGCTGTGTTGATCTTGGAAATACCACCCGATATATGCGAGTGATCAAATTCAATCTCTTCCACAGCGGATCTGTTTAACTGCGATGCAGTTACCATTAGGATTCCTAGCTCTTTTGCTAAGTTACGGAGTTCTTCTGAAACATACTTGTCTTTGACAAACAAGTCATTGGGACTGACCTTGGCGCTGACGGGCATCAGCAAGTCCAAGTAGTCAATCATCACAAAGTCCACTCGCTTGCCTGTTTGAATTTGATATTCTTTCAAATAAGCACGAATGTCGTTGATGTTG